ATGCTGGAAATGATTGAACAGCTGGTAGAAGCCGTTGCACATCTCGGTGCGGGATCTGCATCCATTCTGCTCACCTATCAGCCGAAAACGCCCAAGCGTCTTCTTGAAGACGAAGAGTGAGTTGTACAGAAAGGGACGATTCTATCGTCCCTTTTCTGCGTTCTGCCTTGAATGATTATGTTTCACTGCCCCCTTTTACTCCTATCGGGTTTTGTCCTTTAACACATCAAATTGATTGATCAAGCTACCGCTGCCTAATTTCATGATGCCGTAATGCAGGCTTTTCGTGACATAAAGTCGGTACGGCGATCATCAAAATCTTCTACACAATTAGGAAACGAGATAAGGCACCACCCGAAAGAATCCATGCCTCCGGCATCTCCATACATCAAATATAGTTCGCTAATATACTTTTGCGCATCTTCAGTCGCTACTGCAGGAACCGACACTTTTGCCGGGCTGGTTAGCGACTTTATTTTTTGCCGGATTGATCATCATCTGTAGTATCCTAATCACCCCATCAAACCACCGCACTGCCATAAAATCAGAGTCGTCCATCCGATTCCATGTCCATTTTGAGAACTTCTCAAAGTCTCTATGACCATAAAGATACTGTGCATCTTTCGGCTGTATAAGGCGTTTTCCATCAAAAACATCAAGCTGCTCGCTGCCAGATACTGCATCACCTGATTGCTGATGGCTCAACGATATCCGGCGGTACAAGTAAATACTGTAGCTGCCTTTTGAGCGGGTTGCTGCAATCCGAAACGGAGAATTCCGTTTGGACTGCGGTTCTTTCACTGTGCCCAAAGCAGCTATACCGAATTCCTCCGTTTCGAGAAATCAAAACGGAGGAATTTTTATGAAAATCAAGTATGCATTTGCAACCGAGACCATCGAAGTCGAAATTTCCGAGAAAGATGCCAACATCATCGTTGACCTGGACCGGCAGGAGTACAATGTCAACCACAAGGAAACCCGCCGACACTGCTCTCTGGACGCGTTCAACCTGGACGATGCGCTGTTTCCCTCGGATGACAATGTCGAAGCGGAAGTTGCCGTCAAGGATGAAAACCGAAGACTGCATGCCGCTATTGCCAAGCTCTCTCCCCGACAGCAATACCTCATTCGCCAGGTCTATTTTGAAGGAAGAAAGTACACGGATATCGCCCGCGAAGAAGGTGTTGACCGCACTGCAATCAGCCACGCCACAGATCGTGCGCTGAAACGATTGAAAAAATTTCTTGCATAAATCGTCCCGTTTTACCGTTCTCATGGCCTACCTGTGAAGAGCACAACAAATCCGCTCTTCGGAAAGGACGGTAACCCCGTATGAGACACAACTTGAATATCCGTGTTTCAGACAAGCCCGGAAACGGCGGTGTAGTTGCTTGCAGAACGGTCAGCATCCGTGAAAAGCTCTTCACTCTGCTTCTGGGGCCCAAGCAAAAAGTCATGGTCGTGGTTCCTGGCAACTCGGTCGAGTCTATTGCCATCACCGAAGTTCCGATGGGAGGTGGCGCGCATGAGTAAAGGCAAACTCCTGTTTGATGTAGTCGTGGCTCTTCGCTCCCTGGCAGACAGCGTTCAGGCGGTAGCGAATGCTGCGCTGCAGAATGAACCAACTGCCGATGCCGAGTCGAAAGCTCCCACACCCGCCCCAAAAAAGGAACTGACGCTGGAAGAAGTCCGAGCAGTGCTTGGTGAAAAGAGCCGAGCCGGATTCACGACTGAGATTCAGGCACTCCTGCGCAAGTACGGCGCTCCCAAGCTCTCCGGCATCGATCCCAAGTACTATGCGGCGCTGCTCAAGGATGCGGAGGTGCTGAAGGATGCCCCCTAATCGTCACGCAGTCCTCTCAGCATCCTCATCCCACCGCTGGCTTCACTGCAATCCATCAGCTCGGCTGGAATTGGAGTTTGAGGACAGAGAAACGGAAGCCGCAGCTGAAGGCACCGCCGCTCACGCACTGGCGGAACATAAGCTCCGCAAAGCGCTGAAGATGCGCTCTACCCGTCCGGTCAGCAAGTACGACTCCGACGAAATGGAGATGTACACGGACGGCTACCTGGAATTCGTTCTGGAAGTCATCGAGAAAACCAGACAGGATTGCCAGGACCCCAAGGTGCTCATTGAGCAGCGGCTGGACTTCTCCTACTATGTGCCAGACGGATTCGGCACCGGCGACTGCCTCATCGTGGCGGACAAACTTCTCCATATTATTGACCTGAAATACGGTCAGGGTGTGTTGGTGAATGCCGAGGAAAATCCGCAGATGATGCTGTACGCTCTCGGTGCACTCCGTATCTTCGATTGCCTTTACAACATCGAAACGGTCTCCATGACTATCTACCAGCCGCGTCGGGAGAATGTAAGCACCTGGATCATTTCCGTTGCCGAGCTTCTGGATTGGGCGGAAAAGACGCTCAAACCAAAGGCAGAGCTCGCCTTCAAAGGCGAAGGCGAATACTGTCCCGGAAGCTGGTGCCAGTTCTGCAAAGCGGCGGTCAAATGCCGTGCCAGAGCTGATGCGGCACTCCAACTCGCAAAATACGAGTTTGCAAAGCCGCCACTGCTTTCCGATGCGGAGATCAGCGACATTCTCAGCAGGTTGGTCGACCTCACAAAATGGGCAAATGAGCTCATGGCCTACGCCCAGGACGCAGCGGTCAACCACGGAAAACAGTGGCCCGGCTACAAGCTGGTGGAGAGCCGCACCAATCGCAAGTACACCGACGAGGATGCCGTTTCCGCCGCTGCGCATGCAGCCGGTTATACCGACATCTTCAAGAAATCCCTCATCCCCATTACCGAAATGGAGAAGCTCATGGGCAAAAAGACCTTTGCCGAAGTGCTCGGCGGTCTGGTCATCAAGCCTAAAGGAAGTCCGACACTCGTTCCCGCATCCGACCGACGTCCGGCTATCGCGACCACGGGTACAAAACAAGACTTTACCGACTATAAAGGAGAACTGTAATTATGGCTAACAAGATGAATTCGACAAAAGTTGTGACAGGCGTTGTTCGTCTGTCCTATGCAAATGTGTGGGAACCTGCCACCTGGGGCGACGGCAGCCCCAAGTATTCCGTATCCATCATTATCCCGAAATCCGATAAGCAGACCCTCGACGCCATCAACGCCGCTGTGGACGCTGCCATTAAAGAAGGTGTCGCCAAGTTTGGCGGGAAGATCCCGAGCAAAGCTGCTCTGAAGCTTCCCCTCCGCGACGGCGATACCGAGCGCGACGATGAAGCCTACAAAAACAGCTTTTTTGTGAATGCCAACAGCACAACTGCTCCCCAGATTGTGGACCGCAGCGTTCAGCCGATTCTCGACCGCTCCGAGGTGTATTCCGGTTGTTACGCCAGAGTATCCGTCAACTTCTACGCCTTCAATTCCAACGGCAACCGCGGTATTGCCTGCGGCCTTGGAAACATCCAGAAGGTTCGTGACGGCGAACCCCTCGGCGGAAAATCCTCCGCGGCTGACGATTTCACCACCGACCCGGACGACGACTATTTAACTTGAGAAAGGACCGGCGAACCACTATGACAGAAATTCAGAGAATGATGCTTGCCGTCTGCTTTGGCGGCATGGTCGGTCTCATCCTTGCGGACACCGGCACCCTCGTTCGGAAGTTTACGTCCCATATCCGGGATAAACGCCGCAAGCGCAAGGAAGAAAAAGAAGCCCAACAGCAGAGCAAGTAAGCAAGGGTGGGCGGCAGAATTCACAGCTTTGCCGCCCTTTCCCCGCAACAGGAGGAACCATGAAAAACCTAAGTATCGATATTGAGACCTTCTCCTCCGAGAGCCTCACCAAATGCGGCGTGTACCGCTACGCCGAAGCCCCGGACTTTGAGGTACTGCTTTTCGGCTATTCGACGGACGGTGCGCCGGTGCAGGTCGTGGATCTGACTGCCGGAGAAACGCTTCCCGCCGATGTCCGCTCTGCGCTGACCGACCCTGCCGTGACAAAATGGGCATTCAACGCACAGTTCGAGCGAGTGTGTCTGTCCCGCTATCTCGGATACCCGACCGGACAATATCTCGCCCCATCTTCCTGGCATTGCACAATGGTCTGGGCAGCGATGTTGGGACTGCCGCTTTCGCTGGAAGGCGTCGGTGCAGTGCTGGGCCTTGAAAAGCAGAAGCTCAAAGAAGGCAAAGACCTCATCCGGTATTTCTGCACCCCGGCAAAAACAAGAGACGGTTCGCTTATTCGACATTATCCGGCAGACGCTCCGGAGAAATGGTCGCTGTTTAAGGCCTACAACCTCCGGGATGTGGAAACGGAAATGTCCATCCAGCAGAAGCTCTCCAAGTTCCCGGTCACGGAATCCGAGTGGCGCAACTACACCCTTGATCAGCAGATAAACGACCGGGGCATCATGCTCGACCGCCCCCTCGTCACCCAGGCGATTCGCTGCGATGAACATTTCAAGCGGACGCACATGGAACAGGCACGCTCGGTGACCGGCTTGGATAACCCCAACAGTCCGGTGCAGCTCAAAGCGTGGCTTGCCGAAAAAGGCTTGGAGGCGGATTCACTCTCCAAAGCCGCTGTGGCAGATATGCTCGAAAAGGCGGACGGCGAGGTGGAGCTTGCCCTCTCCCTGCGGCAGGAGCTTGCCAAGAGCAGCGTCAAGAAATACACCGCCATGCAGACGGTGGTCGGCTCGGATGACCGAGCCAGAGGGCTGATTCAGTTTTACGGGGCCAACCGTACAGGACGCTATGCCGGTCGGCTCATCCAGGTGCAGAACCTGCCGCAGAACCATCTGCCGGATCTAGACACCGCACGAGCGCTGATCCGCAGCGGCAATACGAATGCCGTGGAAATGCTCTATGACTCCGTGCCGCTGGTATTGTCCGAGCTTATACGCACCGCCTTTGTGCCGAAACCCGGCTGCCGCTTTTATGTGGCAGACTTCTCCGCCATCGAGGCAAGAGTCATCGCATGGATTGCCGGGGAGCATTGGCGACAGGAGGTTTTTGCAAAGGGCGGAGATATTTACTGCGCTTCCGCTTCGCAGATGTTCCATGTTCCCGTGGAAAAGCACGGCATGAACGGGCATCTGCGGCAGAAAGGCAAAATTGCCGAACTGGCTCTGGGCTATGGCGGCTCCGTGGGTGCGCTGAAAGCAATGGGCGCACTGAACTATGGATTGCAGGAGGAAGAACTGAAACCGCTGGTGGATGCGTGGCGTCTGTCCAATCCCCGCATCACGAAGTTCTGGTGGGATGTGGACAAGGCTGTTTCCACCTGCGTACGGGAGCGAACCGCCGCAGAAACACACGGCATTCGCTTCTACTATCAGAGCGGCATGATGTTCGTAGTACTGCCCTCCGGCAGGAGACTCGTGTATGTGAAGCCGAAGATGGGCATAAACCGCTTCGGCAACGAATCCGTGACCTATGAAGGTGTCGGCCTACAGAAAAAGTGGATGCGCTTGGAAAGCTACGGTCCCAAATTTGTGGAGAACATCGTTCAGGCAACGGCGAGGGACATTCTCGCGGAAGCCATGCTTCGGCTGAACGCCGCCGGATACCACATTGTCATGCATGTTCATGACGAGGTAGTCATCGAAGCGCCGCCAGACACATCTTTGAAAAGCATCTGCTCTGTCATGGGGCAAGCACCCTGGGCATCGGGGCTTCTGCTCCGGGCAGACGGCTATGTCTGCGACTTTTACAAGAAAGACTGAGGTAACCGAAATGGGAATCAATAAATTCAATTGTGAGGGATACTATGACCCTACCGCCTACGAGGCGCTGACCAAAATCGAACAGGAAGCCAAAGCGCTCCGCGCGTTCCGTCCCGTGGTATATATCTGCTCACCGTTTGCCGGGGATATGGTGAAGAACCAGGAAAGTGCCCGTACTTACTGCCGTTTTGCCGTGGATACCGGGTTTGTCCCCATTGCGCCGCACATCTATTTCACCCAATTCATGAATGACAACAACCCTAAAGAGCGTGACTTGGCACTGTTCATGGACATCGTTCTGCTTTCCAAATGCGCCGAGCTGTGGGTATTCGGAGAAGAAGTGACCCGTGGTATGAGCATTGAGATTGAGAAAGCCAGGCGGAAAGGTCAGCTTATCCGCTACTTTACCGAAACCTGTGAGGAGGTGCGCAGATGAAGATTGCAGTCGGCAACAGCCGCATGGATAAGAAGTGGAAGAATCGGGACATCACCTGGGAAGAGTTCTGCGCCCGCTGCGGCAGCACCGTCCGCACCACCGAAACGGTAGAAGAATACCGCAAGCTGAAAAAGGGACAGCAGGACAGCATCAAGGATGTGGGCGGCTTTGTCGGCGGTCACCTCCGGGAAGGTCGACGTAAAAGCGGCATGGTGCTGTGCCGCTCTTTACTCACCCTGGATATGGACTACGGCACCCCGGACACTTGGAACGCAATTACGCTGTTCCATGATTTCAAGTGCTGTGTCTATTCCACCCATAAACACACACCAAAGCACCCCCGCCTTCGTCTGCTCATTCCGCTGAAGCGAGAGATCAGCGAAGAGGAATACCCTGCCGTCGCCCGTATGGTGGCAAAGGAGATCGGCATCGACCTCTTTGACGATACCACCTACGAAGCATCCCGGCTCATGTACTGGCCTTCCACCTCCGCCAATGGCGAGTTTTTCTACAAGGTGCAGGACGGCGCTGAGCTTGACCCGGATGAATATCTTTACCGTTACGACGATTGGCACGACGCCTCCACCTGGCCGGTATCCAGCCGTCAGTCCGAGGCGGTGCAGCACAGCCTTGCCCGGCAGGCCGACCCGTTGACTAAGCCGGGTGTGGTAGGTGCTTTCTGCCGTGCCTATACCGTGGAGGAAGCCATCGACACATTTCTCTCGGATGTATATGCGCCGTCTGCCATGAATGGTCGCTACGACTATATTCCAGCCGATTCGTCTGCCGGTGTCATCACCTACGACGGCAAGTTCGCATACAGTCACCATGCCACGGACCCGGTCTGCGGTCGGCTGCTGAACGCCTTTGATCTGGTGCGCCTGCACCGGTTCCGTGACCTGGACGATAAATGCGCCCCGGATACCGCTCCAAGCAAGCTGCCGTCTTTTCGGGCGATGGCAGATTTTGCCCTCAAGGACGAAAAGGTCAAAGCGATGTTTGCCGAAGACCGTAAAGCCCAGGCAAACGAGGAGTTCTCCGATGAGGACTGGCAGAAAGCCTTAGAGCTGGACAAAGCCGGCAAGGTAAAAAACACGCTGCAGAACCTCACCGTTATCCTCATGAACGACCCGCTTCTGAAGCCGCTGGTATTTAATCAGCTTCTGGACGGCATGGAGATCAAGGGCGATGTGCCTTGGCGGCACCCTTCGAAATTCTGGCGAGATGCGGACGATGCTCAGCTTATCAGCTATGTGGATTCTTACTACGGCACCTTCTCCGCCCGAAACTATGACATCGCCGTAGCGAAGGTCACGGACGACCGCTCCTACCATCCCATTCGGGAGTTCATCGAGAATTTGCCAAAGTGGGACAATGTTCCGCGCGTAGACACGCTCCTCATCGACTACCTCGGCGCGGACGATAACGAGTATGTCCGTGCCGTCACCCGAAAAACGCTCTGCGCCGCCATCAAGCGGGTTCTGTATCCTGGCTGCAAATTTGACTCCATGCTGGTTCTGAACGGTCCTCAGGGCGTCGGCAAAAGCACACTCATCGCCAAACTTGCCGGAGAGTGGTTCTCGGACAGTCTGAACCTGGGCGATACCAAGGACAAAACCGCTGCGGAAAAACTGCAGGGTTACTGGATTTTGGAGATCGGCGAACTGGCTGGGCTGAAGAAAGCCGAGGTAGAGACACTGCGCTCCTTTCTCTCCCGGCAGAATGATATCTACCGTGCGGCTTTCGGCAAACGAGCGACGCCACATTTGCGTCAGTGCGTGTTCTTCGGCACCACCAACGCCGAGTCCGGCTATCTGCGGGACACCACCGGAAACCGCCGCTTCTGGCCGGTCAAGACGCCGGGTACAGGCATCAAGCACGCCTGGAATCTAACCCCGGAGCTCATCTGCCAGATCTGGGCGGAAACCTTGGTGTATGTGAAGCAAGGCGAAAAACTCTACCTGAGTGCCGAGTTGGAAGCGCTCTCGAAAGTCGAGCAACGGGAGGCGATGGAGTCCGATGAGCGTGAAGGGCTTGTCCGGCTGTATCTCGACACCCTGCTCCCGGCAGACTGGGACGGTATGGACATCTTTGAGCGCCGTAACTTCCTAACCGGCAGTGACTTCGGCAGTGCCGCAAAACCGGGGACGGTCAAACGTACCCAGGTGTCCAACATGGAGATCTGGTGCGAGTGTTTCGGCAAAGAGCGCGCCAACATCCGCAGGACAGACAGCAACGAGCTGACCGCCATCCTTGCCCGTCTGGGCTGGAAGCGTCTGGACAGCAAGGTGCGCATCCCGCTCTACGGTCCGCAGTATGTCTTTGTTCCCAAGGAGTGTTCCTAATGAAAAAGACAGTACCCGGCATTCTCCGGAACAGGTTTCGGGGAGAAACATGCCCGCCCGGTACATTTACGGGAACTCCTCATGGGAACGGCGACGGTCCCATAAGTGCCAAAGAAAACAGGCGGTCTTGTTCCTGTGTTCCTAACCTTGCTTATATATCTAAAGAAGTAAGAATAAAGAGCAACAAGCATGCAATATCCGCATTTGCACACATAAAGGTTTTTCGGTTTTTGAGAACGCAGGAGGTCATAATGCGTGAGAAAATGATAGAAGCAAAGCTGGTGCAGGCTGTCCGCTTAAAGGGCGGTCTCGCGCCAAAGTTAACAAGCCCCGGTTTTGATGGAGTACCGGACCGTCTGGTTCTCCTCCCCGGCGGCAGAATCGCCTTCATTGAGTTGAAAGCATCGGGCAAAACGCTCCGCCCTCTGCAAGCCAGGCGAAAAAAGCAGTTGGAAGCACTCGGCTTTTCGGTGTACTGTATCGACAAACAGGAGCAGATTGGAGGGATACTCGGTGAAATACAAGGCACATGACTATCAAACGTATGCCACGAACTTCATATTGGAGCATCCCCTCTCCGCCGTGTTCCTCGACATGGGTCTTGGCAAAAGCATCATCACACTTTCCGCCATCTTCGACCTCTGCCTCGACAGTTTTCTGGTTCGTAAGGTGCTGGTCATCGCGCCGCTGCGTGTTGCCAGAGATACATGGCCTGCGGAAATCCGCAAGTGGGATCATTTGCATGGACTGACCTATTCGGTAGCAGTCGGCGCAGAAGCCGAGCGCAGAGCAGCACTCCGGCAGCAGGTCAGCGTATACATCATCAACCGGGAGAATGTCCAGTGGCTCATTGATGATAGCGACATCCCATTTGATTACGACATGGTGGTCATCGATGAGCTGTCCTCCTTTAAGAGCTACCAGGCAAAGCGGTTCCGCAGTCTGCTGAAAGTACGTCCCGGTATCAAGCGCATTGTGGGACTGACCGGCACCCCCAGCAGCAACGGGCTTATGGACCTATGGGCGGAGTTTCGCATCCTTGATATGGGCAAGCGGCTCGGTCGGTTCATCACCCATTACCGAAACGCCTTCTTCTGCCCGGACAAGCGTAACGGTCAGGTAGTATTCAGCTACAAACCGCTGCCCGGTGCGGAGAAACAAATCTACGACGCCATCTCCGATATCACCATCTCCATGAAAGCAGCAGACCACCTGAAAATGCCGGAATGCGTGATGAACGAAGTGCAGGTCACGCTTTCCGAAAAGGAGCGCAAAACTTACAATGCCATGCGTTCGGAGCTCGTCGTTTCTCTCGAAAATGAAGAGATTGATGCCGGAAACGCCGCCGCCCTTGCGAGCAAGCTCTCTCAAATGGCAAACGGTGCTGTTTACGGTGAGGACAAGCGTGTGTTCCCGATCCACAACCGCAAGCTGGATGTCTTGGAAGACCTTATTGAAGCCGCAAACGGAAAGCCTGTCCTGGTGGCGTACTGGTTCAAGCACGACTTTGCACGTATTTCCGAGCGGCTGTACAAACGGCACATTCCGTTCAGCCTGCTCGACAATTCCGACAGCATCCGCAGATGGAATGACGGCGAGCTGCCCGTAGCACTCATTCATCCGGCATCTGCCGGTCATGGGCTGAACTTACAATCCGGCGGTTCCACGCTGATTTGGTTTGGACTCACATGGAGTTTGGAGCTATATCAGCAGACCAACGCCCGTCTATGGCGACAAGGGCAAACCGCCGATACCGTGGTCATTCACCACATTATTGCAAAGGACACCATCGACGAGCGCATCATGGCGGCGCTCTGCAAGAAAGAAAAGACCCAGACCGCACTTATCGATGCGGTCAAGGCTAACTTGGAGGAATAAATGAAAGACTGTTATATGGAACTCGCCAACGCGATTATCGTGCAAGCGATTGTGGACTATCGAAATGCTCTGGTTCGGCTTAAGGTTTCTCCTCGAGACAAAAAAGCGGAAAAGCAAAGAATTGAATGCGAGTCATTCTTTTGCTCCGAATGGTATCGGATTCTGACGAGGTTGGACTGCGAAATACTGATTCAAAAACTAAATCGGGAGGTGTACAGCATATGACTGCGAAGAAATATCTAAATCAGGCGTATCACCTCGACCAGCGAATCGATGCAAAAATCGCACAGGTCACTTCTCTGAATGAACTCGCCACCAAATGTACCGCCACGCTGACCGGTATGCCGCGAAACTCCAATCGCGGCGGAACCGCAATGGAAGATGCCGTGTGTAAGATTATTGACCTGCAAGAGGATATCAACCGTGACATCAACCGTCTTGTGAAACTGAAGAGTGACATTGCGGAAGTCATCAATGCAGTGGACAACAGCGAGTATCAGATCCTTTTGGAAAAAAGGTATTTGTGTTTTCACACCTGGGAACAGATTGCTGTGGATATGCACTACAGCGGAAAATGGATACAAAAGCTGCACAACCGTTCGCTCGGCGTGGTCGAGAATATCTTAAAAACCAAAAGTGTACCCGATAGTTCCGTAGAATTCCAATCGTAAATGTAGTATCATTATACTTGCAAAAAAGAATCGAGGACAGCCTCATGGGAGCATTCCCGTGGGGCTTTTCTCATTCCGAAAGAGGTGAACAAATGCCCAAGCAACCACGCAGACCCTGCTCTCACCCGGGCTGTCCCAACCTCTGTGAAGGGCAGTTTTGTGAACAGCACCGTGTAGAGGAACGCCGCAAGTACGACAAATTCGAACGCAATCCCGATATCAATCGCAAGTACGGCAGGGCATGGAAATGTATTCGCGACCGCTTTGCGGCAGAACATCCCCTCTGCGAAAAGTGTCTTAAAGAAGGTCGGCTGACTCCGGTGCAGGAAGTTCACCACATTCTGCCCGTTTCTAAAGGCGGCACTCACGCAAGGGACAATCTTATGAGTCTCTGTCAGTCCTGCCACACTAAAATCCACCACGACCTCGGCGACCGATAGGGGGGATGAAAATCTCCAGAACATTTTCGGGTGGGCAACGGCCCGGGGTCACATGCGCAAAAAAGGCGAAATCAAAAGGGTAATTAAGGAGAGCGGATTTAGATGCCTACAAAATCGAATAACACAGGGGGCAGAGGCGGCATAAGGTCCGGTGCCGGAAGGAAAAGAGCAGCAGTCAAGGACAAAGCCGAAAACGGTAATCCCGGCGGCAGAAAACTTGAAGTGCTGGATATTCCCGAAGTCGAGGGTGTTGCTATGCCCAAGCCCCATGATTTTCTTTCCGCCGAGCAACGGGATGGCAGCGTCCTGCAAGCGCAGGCAATTTACACGGAAACCTGGCAGTGGCTCAAAGGCATCGGCTGTTCCGCAAAGGTGTCGCCGCAACTCTTGGAGCGCTACGCCATGTGTTCCGCCCGCTGGGTGCAGTGCGAGGAAATGACCAACCGCATGGGCTTTCTCTCCAAGCACCCCACCACGGGGAAACCAATCCCTTCCCCATTCATTAACATCGGCATCAACTACATGAATCAGGCGGTTCGGCTCTGGAATGAGATCTTCCAGATCGTGAAAGAAAACTGCAGCACGGAGTACGACGAATCAACGCCGCAGGATGATCTTATGGAGCGCCTGCTCCGTGCGAGAAAGGGGTAAAAAGCAGCCCTCATATGAAGGCTGCAGAATAGTCTAAGGAGCAAACGAGAAATCAATGATTGGCATTTTCAAGGTTACGGTTGAAAGTTTGTAGGATTTTGCGTAGTCAAACAGTTCTGCGATTCCCTTTAAAAAGTTGTTCATATGCATCCTCCTTCCTTTGGTACGTTCTTTCTCGTTTGCTGCTGTCCTTACGGACCCTTGGTCTGGTGGATCGGGAAGGAGTAGGCATCGACCCACATCAATTATACCAGCATGACGCAAAACTTCAATAGGAAGGTGCTTATCGTGTTTGAAAAAGTGAATCCGTGCCACCCGGACAAGGTGGCGGACAGAATCGCCGGGGCGCTCGTTGACCTGGCATACAGAAAAGAAGCGAATCCCCACATCGCCGTGGAAGTTCTCATCGGTCACGGCGTGTGCCACATCATTGCAGAAACTTCCGTTGTGTTGGATAAGTCGGATGTCACCGCCGCCGTTCACCGCATTGCCGGAAACCTCACCGTGGACTATGTGGAAGTGCCGCAGGACGGTCACCTCACCGTGGACTATGTGGAAGTGCCGCAGGACGGTCACCTCGCCGACAACCAGGCAGACGGCGTCCGCTGCGGCGATAACGGCATCTTCAAAGGAATGCCTGTGACTGAGGAGCAGAAAAAGCTCTCGCAAATCGCACGAGAGGTTTTCTCCGCGTATCCCTATGATGGAAAATACATTCTGGACGGCGACCGGCTGATCATCTGTCAAAGCAATGCCCCCTCGGATGCGCTCCGAAAGCTGTATCCCGCTGCGGAGATCAACCCGCTCGGTGATTGGACGGGTGGCACTGATGTAGACACCGGCGCTACCAATCGCAAGCTCGGCTCGGATATGGCCGACTCGATGACCGGCGGCGGTCTGCACGGCAAGGATCTGTCCAAAGCAGATGTGTCTGTCAACATCTATGCTTTCCTCAAAGCCCAGGAGACCGGCAAGCCCGTGATGCTCTGCTGCGCTATCGGGGACGATACCGTGGATGGCAGACCCTACGCCGAAATCGTGGAGTTTGCCCAGAACTACATCCGCTCGGTCGGCGGCTTCGAGAAGTTTGCGGAATGGGGGCTGGTCTGATGAAAACAACGACCGAAATGCAGCTCGTTCCCATTACGAAGCTGGTTCCCTATGTCAACAACGCCCGGACACACAGCCCGGAGCAGATCAACAAGCTCCGCTCCTCGCTGCGTGAATTCGGCTTTATCAACCCCGTCATCATCGACCGTGACTATGGCGTCATTGCCGGTCACGGTCGTATTCTTGCCGCCAAGGAGGAAGGCATCACCGAGGTGCCGTGCGTCTTTGCCGACCACCTCACCGAAGCCCAGAAGAAAGCGTACATCATCGCCGACAACCGCATGGCGATGGACGCAGGCTGGGACGAAGAGCTTTTGCGTGTGGAGATCGAGTCTTTACAGGCGGCGGACTTCGACCCGCTCCTCACCGGGTTTGACGAGAAGGATCTGTCGAAGCTCTTTGACGACGGCATTGAAGCCGAAGAGGATGATTTCGATGTGGATGCCGAGCTGCAAAAACCGACCTTCACCAAGTCCGGCGACATCTGGACACTGGGACGGCATCGGCTCATCTGCGGTGACAGCACAAAAGAGGAAACCTACACCGCTCTCATGGACGGTCGCAAGGCGAACCTCGTCGTCACCGACCCGCCCTACAATGTGAACTACGAGGGCGGCGCCGGGAAAATCAAAAACGACAACATGGCAACGGAGAAGTTTTTCGACTTCCTCTTCGATGCCTTTTCCAATATGGAGAAGGTCATGGCAGACGATGCCTCCATCTATGTGTTCCACGCCGACACCGAGGGACTGAACTTCCGCAAAGCGTTTGATGCCGCCGGGTTCTACCTCTCCGGCTGCTGTATTTGGAAGAAGCAGTCATTGGTGCTGGGACGCTCTCCCTACCAGTGGCAGCACGAGCCGTGTCTTTACGGCTGGAAGAAGAAAGGCAAACACCAGTGGTACACCGGGCGAAAGGAGTCCACCATCTGGGAGTTCGACAAGCCCAAGAAGAACGGCGACCATCCCACCATGAAGCCCATTCCGCTCTTGGCGTACCCCATTCAGAACAGCTCTATGGCAAACTCCGTGGTGCTCGACCCCTTCGGCGGCTCCGGTTCCACGCTTATTGCCTGTGAGCAGACCGACCGCATCTGCTGCACCATCGAACTGGACGAGAAATTCTGCGATGTCATTGTTCGCAGATACATCGAGCAGGTCGCTGCGGATGAGAAGGTCAGTGTCCTGCGGGACGGAAAAGAATACAAGTTTAGTGAGATATCAAATACTGCGGCGGAGGTGTGAGCATGAACGCGCAATATCACCTCGTTTCCTTTTCCGGTGGCAAGGACTCGACCGCCATGCTTCTTGGAATGCTGGAGCACGGCATGAAAATCGACTGTATTCTTTTCTGTGATACGGGACTTGAATTTCCGGCCATGTATGATCACATCGCAAAGGTTGAAAAGGACATCGGTCGAAAAATCACCATCGTCAGAGCCGAGCATACCTATGAGGAACTCATGTTTGATGTTCCGGTGCGGCGCGGTGCGGATTCGCCTGTCGTCCGGCAATATGGAGCGCAGTTGAATGGTTACGGATGGCCTGGCCCTCGGCAGCGGTGGTGTACCACACGGCTCAAGGCGATGCCGCGAGAGCGTTTTCTGAGGGAACTGCGGAAACAGTATGAGGTCATTGAATATGTCGGCATTGCCGCCGATGAACAATACCGTCTGGAACGAGCGAATAATCAGAATCCCAACCACCGACACCCCTTGGTGGTTTGGGACTGGACGGAGCGCGACTGCCTGCTGTACTGCTATGAGCATGGATATGATTGGGATGGCCTGTATGAGCATTTCAAGCGCGTGTCCTGTTGGTGCTGTCCGCTGCAATCGTTGATGGAACTGCGGGAGTTGCATCAGCACTTCCCGGAACTCTGGGAGCAACTGAAAACATGGGATAAACGAACCTGGCGAAACTTCCGCGCCGACTACAGCGTGGGGGATTTGGAGGTTCGTTTTTTGCTGGAGCGCGAGTGGGCTGCTGCCGGAAAGTCAATCCGAAGCAGGGATTTTTACACCGCGCTTAGAGAACGATTGGAGGCATCCAGATGACAACTGAAAAGCCTTTGACCCTCGGAAGCCTGTTTGACGGCTCCGGGGGCTTTCCGTTGGGTGGATTGCTTGCCGGGATCACTCCTGTGTGGGCATCGGAAATCGAGCCGTTTCCCATTCGGGTGACCACCAGGCGTCTGCCTTTTATGAAGCACTACGGGAACATCTCCACTATGGACGGCAGCAAGATTGAACCCGTGGACATTATCACCTTCGGCAGCCCTTGCCAGGACATGAGCATCGCCGGCCGGAGGAACGGTCTGAACGGTTCCCGTTCCAGCCTTTTCTACGAAGCCGTCCGAATTATCAAAGAAATGAGGTGTGCCACAGATGGCAGATATCCAAGATACATCGTATGGGAGAATGTCCCCGGAGCCTTCTCCTCAAACGAGGGCGAGGACTTCAAAGCCGTCCTTGAAGCGGTCATCGGCATCGCCGAACCGAATGCCCAGGTGCCTATGCCTGAAAAAGCACGATGGCCCTACGCCGACCTTTACATGGGAGACGGATGGAGCGTTGCGTACCGAACTCTCGACGCGCAATACTGGGGAGTTCCCCAGCGAAGACGCCGCATCTACCTTGTCGCAGATCTTGCAGGCGGAAGTGCCGGAAAAATACTCTTTGAGTCAGAAGGCTTGTCTGGGTATTCTGCGGAGGGCTTCCGCTCGTGGCAAAGAGCTGCCGGAAGTTTTACGCCTTGCGCTGGAGCGGCAGGCTTTGACGGGTACAACGGCAGTCTGACAGATGACACTTCCGCCACCCTCGGCGTGAACTGCGGAATGTCCACCGGCCGCAACGGCATCGTGCTGAATGACCAGGGCGGCAACCGTATGGAGGTTTCCGAGGATGTTGCAGCAGCTCTCCGAGTGAAAAATCATGGGCTCCCACCCTGTGTCATAGAGTATGCGGGTTTCTGCACGGAACAATCAGCAACGACCCGCACCATCGGCTGCGATGAGGAATGTTCCCCGAACCTTCGGGCAGGTGTCGTTCCTGCAGCGGTCGCGCTGGAAAACCATCCGATCGACAGTCGAGTCAAGCTCTCCGAGGACGGCAATGTGCAGACACTGACCTCCCGCATGGGAACCGGCGGCAACAATGTGCCGCTTGTGATGAAGATCCGTTCCGGCTGCGAGGGCGGCGGCAAGGGTGCGCTCATCCAGGAAAACAAATCCGCAACCCTGTCCTGCAACAACGACCAGACGCTGTTCGAGCCTTGCGGCTGGGACGGCAGACAGGTTTCTCCGACCCTTACAAAGCAGAACGCCTGTGGAACTCAGCGGATGCCGGACAAGAACAATTTCACCTGCGTCCTTCAGCCGTTCGGCATCTGCTCCAAGGATTCCAATGCCATGAAGTCGGATAATCCCCGCAGCGGCATCTATGAAGCGGAAACCGCACGGACGCTTGACGGGAACGGAGGTAATCCCTCATGCAATCAGGGTGGCATTGCTGTTGTCGCTTTCACGCAGAATCAGCGTGACGAGGTGCGTGACCTCGGTGACCACTCTGCCGTAGTCTGTGCTAATGCCGGAACAAAGCAGCAGACCTTTGTACTGCAAGGCTCTATGATTGGCAGAGATGACAAGAACGGTCCCCAGGGCGACGGCATCAACGAGGATGTCAGCTTCACCTTAAATACCGTTGACCGCCATGCCGTGTACAGCATGACAACGAGCAGCTTCACACGGGTCTCCAAGGAAAAAGCGCCGACCGTCCTCGCACGGGACTACAAAGACCCGACCGCCGTATGTTACGGCATCGGAAGAGACACCTTCAACCAGGGGCAGAACGCCAAGTTTGCTCCGACCTTTGAAGAGGAACTTCAGCCGACACTGGTAGCCAAAGGGCCGGGTGCTATCCAAAGCGGATACACCGTCCGACGTTTGACACCCACCGAGTGTGCCAGACTTCAAGGTTTCCCGGATGACTGGTGTGCCGATCTTGGCACGGAAAAGCCGACCGATGAGGAGATGTACTTCTGGCACAAGGTGTTCAAGACCTACTCCGAAGTGACCGGCTGCAAGATGAAATCCGACAAGCAGGTCGCAAAGTGGCTGAAAGATCCGTATTCCGACAGTGCGGAATATAAAATGTGGGGCAACGGCGTGGCGCTTCCGTGCGTATGGTTCGTGCTCTGCGGGATTGTGTGGTATGCACAGTTATGCAGCGAGAATGAGCCGACATAATCTACACAGGGAATGTGCGTATATAGCTGGATATATGCCGAGTCTGATGCTAATATGTGACTACCGAAAATCAAGGAGGTCACTGAAATGACGATTACAATCAACGCAACCGGCGAAGCGCGCAAGCGCCTGGTAAAAACAATTTCCGAATGGCTCGACGTCCCCGCAAAATACTGCGGAGCGCCTACATTCAACTACGAGGTGGATTATTTCACTATCGACAAAAGCGGCAACCTGTCCTTCGACGACCGTGCCGACAGCGAGGTCATCGAGAGACTGCTGGAGCACATCTACGATGAGGGTTTTGACATCGACCAAAGCCACACCGAAGATGAGGATGAGTCTTGCGCCGTCTGCATCTCCATGCCAAAGAGTCTGTTTACTGACAGCAATTTGGAGAACTTAAAGGCAATTATCACAGCCAAAGGCAGCCTTATCAAGAAAGCCCTCGGTGTGAATGACCTGCCGCTCGAGATTACGGACACGAAAGTTTCTTTTCCCTGGTTCCCTGCAACGCCTGCCCCGGACGAGCTGAATGCCTATGACACTTTCATCTGCAAGCTGTGCGAAATGGCACGAAATCAGACACGCGTCAATACCTCTGAAAAGCCTGCAGACAACGAGAAATACGCATTCCGTTGCTTTCTGCTGCGACTCGGCTTTATCGGTGCGAAATACAAAACTGCACGAAAGATTCTGCTGAAGAACCTCACCGGCTCCTCAGCTTTCAAGAACGGAGGTGCGCGGCATGAGATTTCCGAGTAAAGAAACGGTCGAGCGTATGCGCAAGGAATACCCGGTCGGTGTCCGCGTGGAACTTATCCGGATGGACGATCCACAAGCGCCACCTGTCGGAACAAAAGGCACCGTGCGTGGTGTGGACGACATCGGCTCTATCATGGTTACCTGGGATAACGGCTGCGGGTTGAGCGTGATTTACGGCGAGGACATCTGCCGGAGGTGCGACCATGACTGAGAAAATCCGTGAACAGATTCTTGCTGTCCGTAAGACCGGGCGCACGAATATGTTTGATGTGCCAATGGTGCAGTACATTGCCAATGAGATGCGGTTTTATGAACTGGTTGTTTTTCTCGAGGAGTACCGCAGCGAGTATGTGCATTTCATCCTCACTGGAAAAGTGTCACAATAATATAACTTGCATCGAACATTCCTCTCCACAGTAAGAACGGACAAAACACCATAATTTCAAAGCAACGGCTCCGCGAGGGGCCGCTGCTCGTTGATGGTCGCATCCAATTCGGATGGCGGCTATTTTTTATACCTTGGAGGTGAATATTACGAGAAAACTGAAAAACTACAAGCCGACAAGGTTCATGGAGAAAACCTCCCACTACGATGCGGATGCCGCCGATTATGCCGTCATGTTCATTGAAAGCCTCTGCCATACCAAAGGCACCTGGGCAAGAAAGCCCTTCGAGCTTATCGACTGGCAGGAGCGGATCATTCGGGACATCTTCGGTGTCCTTAAACCCAACGGCTATCGGCAGTTCAACACGGCATACATTGAGATTCCAAAAAAGCAAGGCAAGTCCGAACTTGCCGCTGCCGTGGCGCTTCTGCTTGCCTGCGGCGACGGAGAGGAACGCGCAGAAGTCTATGGTTGTGCCGCCGACCGCCAGCAGGCGTCCATCGTTTTTAATGTGGCAGCGGATATGGTGCGTATGTGTCCGGCGCTCTCCAAGCGGGTCAAGATATTGGATTCCCAGAAGCGGCTCATTTATCAGCCAACGGGCAGTATCTACCAGGTGCTTTCCGCCGATGTCGGCAACAAGCACGGCTTCAACACACACGGCGTTGTATTCGATGAGCTGCACACCCAACCCAACCGCAAGCTCTTTGATGTCATGACGAAAGGTTCCGGCGACGCTCGAATGCAGCCGCTGTATTTTCTCATCACCACGGCCGGCAACGATACAAAATCCATCTGCTATGAGATCCACCAAAAAGCAAAGGACATCATCGAGGGGCGCAAAATCGACCACACCTTCTACCCCGTTATCTACGGTGCCGATGAAAGTGACGATTGGACAGACCCGAAAGTCTGGAAAAAAGCCAATCCGTCTCTCGGCATCACGGTGGGCATCGACAAGGTCAAGGATGCCTGCGAGTCCGCCAAACAGAATCCAGGTGAGGAGAACGCCTTTCGGCAGCTTCGCCTGAACCAGTGGGTCAAGCAGGCGGTGCGCTGGATGCCGATGGACAAGTGGGACAAATGCGAGTTTGCTGTCAGCGAGGACGATCTGGAAGGTCGTGTCTGCTACGGCGGTCTTGACTTGTCCTCAACAACGGATATTACGGCATTCGTTCTGGTCTTTCCACCGAAAGATGATAATGGCAAATACATCATCCTGCCGTACTTCTGGATACCGGAGGACAACCTCGATCTCCGCGTTCGGCGTGACCATGTGCCCTATGATATGTGGGAGCGGCATGGATTTCTACAGACTACCGAAGGCAATGTTGTCCACTACGGCTACATTGAGAAGTTTATCGAGCGTCTGGGGGAACGGTTCAACATCCGAGAAATCGCCTTTGACCGCTGGGGCGCTGTGCAGATGGTGCAGAACCTTGAGGGCATGGGGTTCACGGTTGTTCCTTTCGGGCAAGGCTTCAAAGATATGTCCCCGCCCACAAAGGAGCTCATGAAGCTGGTGCTGGAGCAGCGCATCGTCCACGGCGGGCATCCCGTCCTCCGCTGGATGATGGACAACATCTTCATCCGCACCGACCCCGCCGGAAACATCAAGCCGGACAAAGAGAAATCCACAGAAAAAATTGACGGTGCTGTGGCATCAATCATGGCACTGGACCGCGCTATCCGCTGCGGCAACGATACCTCGGAATCAATCTATGATTCGCGAGGACTTTTGTTTATTTGAGGTTCAGCATGACAGGAACAATCAAGCTCACATACAAGGGGCGCGTTTGTACTGAGATAACTACATCGCTTATTACAAGCGGCTCAATTTGTTCGGTGACAGCAGAGTTTGACTTCGACAGCGCTTGGGATGCATTTTCCCGTACCGCCGTGTTTGTTAACGGAGAAACCGCAATACGCGTTCTCCTCGGGAATGACAACAAATGTGATGTCCCCTTTGAAGTTCTGAAAAACGCAGGCTTTCTGACAATCGGCATTCTCGGTATCAAGGGGGCACAGGTCATTCCGACGACCCCGATTGCCACACGAATCGCGGAAGGAATCACAACCGCAGCCGGAGAACCGGATGAGCCGACCGCATCCGTATACAATCGCATTGTAACGCTGTGTCAAACAGCAATGGATGCAGCGCAAAGTGTACGCAATGACGCTGCCGCCGGTAAGTTTAACGGTAAAAACGGCGATCCCGGAGATGCCGCAACCATTGATATACACGGAACATCGACAATCGAACCGAATGCAGAGGCGAGTGTGGAAAACCGCGGAGACTCCCATCATGCACTGCTCTTTTTCAGAATTCCTCGCGGGAAAGACGGGTACTCGCCGATTCGCGGTGTTGACTATTGGACAGCCGCCGACCGAACGGATCTATTAACCGAGGCGAGAAACGAAAGCAAAATCTCCGGCAGAATCGACCTGCACCGCTATAGTCGAAAGTTGGTCATTCTTCAAAACAAGTCTCCTGTTCTCACAGTGGACTGCGCGGGCGAACGCGCAGGGAAAACAAAACAGAGCTGGCTATTCACCGACTATACCGACTCCGGCGTGAATGGCGACTACTCGGCAATGCTTGGCGGATATAACACCTGCATGGGGAACGGAAATATTGTCGGCGGCGTGAGAAACGATGTCACCGGAAGAGCCTTGTTGGTCTTTGGCGAAGGCAACTTGATCGCCGACTGCGCAGAAGGCGGCTTGTTTTTCGGACGATACGGTTCGGTCAATCACAGCGGCGTACTGGTAGCTATCGGGAACGGCTCATCGGCAAATCAGCGGAATAATCTCTTCGAGCTGCGAACCGATGGACAAATCCGCATTCGCCAAACGGCTGCATCTTCCGTCATTGTGCTGACACCGGGTAAACTGAAAGAGCTGATTGCACTGGACATGAGCATTTACGCTACCAAGAGCAGCGTGATAAATCAGCTCTCCTCCTATACAAAGACGCTCCGAAGCGAAATCTCCACAGCAAAAGCGGAAACCGAAAATGCCGTACCGCGATTGGTATATCGGTCCGGTCGCTACCTGAAAGACATCATTCTTACGCCGGATACCTGTTATTCCCTCGAAGGAGAATCAGAAGCAGAAAATTTTCTTGAAATCATTTTCCCGGACGAAATTCTCGGTACTTCAACAAAGCCGGATGTTCTGCACCAGTATAGATTCTCTTACATGGACGAGGCGCTCAAGACAGCAGTCCCGCTGCATGTGTCTATTCAAAACGGAATCTTTCTCGGCACGGCTGTTGTATATCAAAACGGCGAATACAAGCGGCTTGAAGTCAAATCTGCATTTGACGCAACATTCCCGGAATCTCCCTGGTCTGTGCCGTGCTTCACTTGGTACAAACTCAATATTTCGGAGGTGGAAGAAACATGATAAAGCGACTCACACTCTCGGCGGATGAAGGAAAAATCCTCATGAACGGAACTGTAAGAAAGCACATGGTTCATCTGTTTAATGAAGAAATCGAAAAGGAATCGGAATGGCAAGAAATCGAGGATGATGGCGAATGAAATTCCCCACCTCACGATTTAGATTCGGGGGCAAAACCCAAAACAAAACCGCCGGCAGTGCATACACTTTTTTTCTCGGCAGCACCACCACAGGAAAATCGGTTACCGAACGATCTGCCATGCAGATGACAGCGGTATATTCCTGCGTCCGTATACTTTCGGAAGCGGTCGCGGGATTACCGATTCATGTGTACAGGTATACGAAAGACGGCGGTAAAGAAAAGGCAATCAACCACCCTCTGTATCGATTGCTGCACGATGAGCCGAACCCCGAAATGACCTCCTTTGTGTTCCGGGAAACCTTAATGACGCATCTGCTCCTTTGGGGCAACGCTTACGCACAAATCATTCGCAACGGTAAAGACGAGGTCATTGCGCTCTACCCGCTGATGCCGAACAAAATGACGGTGGACAGAGATGAAAACGGGCATCTGTATTACGCTTATCAACGCGCATCTGACGAAGCGCTCCCCGGCGGCGGCACCGTAATTCTCCGCCCTACGGATGTCCTGCACATCCCCGGACTCGGTTTTGACGGTCTGGTCGGATACTCCCCCATCGCAATGGCAAAGAACGCAATCGGACTCGCCATTGCCACGGAGGAATTCGGGGCGAAGTTCTTTGCAAACGGAGCCGCTCCGAGCGGTGTACTTGAACACCCGGGAACGATCAAAGATCCCTCCAAAGTCCGTGAGGCGTGGATGGGGCAATTCGGCGGTTCTTCCAATGCAGGCAAGGTCGCCGTACTGGAAGAAGGCATGAAGTATACCCCGATCTCCATCGCCCCGGAGCAGGCGCAGTTCCTCGAAACGCGAAAATTTCAAATCAACGAAATTGCTCGAATTTTCCGTGTCCCGCCGCATATGTTGGCAGACCTCGAAAAATCGAGCTTTTCCAATATCGAGCAGCAGTCGCTTGAATTTGTGAAGTATACCCTTGACCCTTGGGTCATTCGCTGGGAACAGTCGATCATGCGCGCGCTTCTGACAGAGGATGAAAAGAACAAATTGTTTGTCAAATTCAATGTAGAGGGACTGCTGCGCGGTGACTACGCCAGCCGGATGAGCGGTTATGCAACCGCACGGCAAAACGGGTGGATGTCCGCAAATGATATCCGTGAACTCGAGAATCTCGACCGTATTCCCCCGGAAGAAGGCGGGGATCTCTATCTCATAAACGGCAATATGCTCCCAATGCGCAATGCAGGAGCTTTTGCATATACGCAAACAGACGACGGAAAGGAGGAAGAACCGGATGAAGAAATTCTGGAAATGGAAGAATCAAGCGCAGACAGAAACGACACCGTCGGCGAGGACGCTGTTTCTGAACGGTACAATCGCAGAAGAAAGTTGGTTTGACGACGATGTCACGCCGCAGCTGTTCAAGAACGAGCTGAACAGCGGCAGCGGCGACATTACCGTGTGGATCAACTCACCGGGCGGTGACTGCGTTGCAGCTGCACAGATCTACAACATGCTGATGGATTACAAGGGGGCGGTAACCGTAAAAATCGACGGCATTGCCGCATCAGCTGCTTCCGTCATCGCAATGGCAGGGACCGAAGTGATGATGTCCCCCGTATCGATGCTGATGATTCACAATCCCATAACGATTGCTGCAGGCGACAAAGAAGAAATGGAGAAGGCAATCTCCATGTTGGATGAAGTCAAGGAAAGCATCATGAATGCCTATGAAATCAAAACCGGGCTGTCTCGCGCCAAGCTCTCGCACCTGATGGATGCCGAAACCTGGATGAATGCCAATAAAGCACTTGAACTCGGCTTTATTGACGGCATTCTGTCTCGAGAAGAGATTCCCGAAAAAAACGAACAGTCCGAAGCATCGGTGATGTATTCAGAAGCGACCGTAGCCAATTCTCTTATGGGCAAGATCGCGGAAAAATGCAAAATCAACAAACCGACTGCGCCCAAATGCACAGGTCGTCGGATTGAAAAACTCAAATCTAAACTGGACGACATCAAAGCCATACTGTAACGGAGGATTTAAAAATGACAGTTACCGAAATGAGAGATAAACGAAAGAAGCTCGTCGATACGATGGACCTGTTTCTCGAGACCCACAGGAAAGACGGCGTACTCTCCGCCGCAGACGATACTACATACACGAGCATGGAAACCGAGTTTGCGCAGCTCACCGATGAAATCCATCGTATGGAGCGCCGGGAGGACATCGAAAACGAGTTGAAGAAGCCCGTGAACGCCCCCATCACCGAAAAGCCTATGAAGAGCAATCTCACAGATGACGGTGAACCGAGAAGCAGAAAATCCAAGGTCTACAAGAAAAACTTCTGGGACGCCATGCGAATGAAGCACATCAGTCCTTCCGTCCTCGACGCGCTTGAAATCGGAACAGATTCCGAGGGCGGTTATCTCGTTCCCGATGAATTTGAGCGCACACTTGTAGAAGCGCTTGAAGGCGAAAACATTTTCCGCAAACTTGCACATATCATCAACACCGCCTCGGGCGACCGCAAGATTCCCGTTGTAGCATCCAAGGGCGCGGCTTCCTGGGTAGACGAAGAAGGCGCAATCACCGAAAGCGACGATGCGTTCTCCCAGGTTGCCATCGGCGCATACAAACTCGGCACGCTCATCAAAGTGTCCAATGAACTGCTCAATGATTCCGTATTCAACCTCGAACAGTACATCTCCAAGGAATTTGCCCGCAGAATCGGAAACAAGGAAGAAGACGCATTTTTCAACGGAGACGGCTCCGGCAAACCTACCGGCATTCTCCATACAACCGGCGGCGCGGAGATCGGCATCACAGCAGCAAGCGCTACTGCCATCACCGCAGACGAAATCATCGACCTTTTCTACTCCTTGAATGCCCCCTACAGAAAGAATGCTGTGTGGGTCCTCAACGATGCAAGCGTAAAAGCAATCCGCAAACTTAAGGACGGCAACGGTAACTACCTGTGGCAGCCCTCGCTGACCGCCGGTACTCCGGACATGCTTCTCGGCAGACCCGTGTTTACTTCTTCTTATGTTCCGACAATCGCGGCAGGTGCCAAAGTCATTGCATTCGGTGACTTCAAGTATTACTGGATTGCCGACCGCCAGGGCAGGAATTTCAAGAAACTGTCCGAACTGTATGCCACCACCGATCAGACGGGCTTTGTGGCAACGCAGCGTGTTGACGGAAAACTCATTCTTCCCGAAGCCATTAAGGTGCTCAAGATGCACGCATAAGGAGGCAACAACCGTGCGTTACAATACAAAAAATTACACCGAACAGGGCGGCGAAATCACCCACTTCGGCGGCAGAGTCATCTTTGAAGAAGACTGTAAGATTGACGGACTACCCCGGGCGACGCACCAGGCGGCAAGCAGCGCATCGACCGTGGCCGCCCTCAAAGATGACTTCAATGCCCTGCTTGAAAGGCTGAAAGCGGCAGGCCTGATGGCTGCCGATTCCGAGTAAAGAGGGGCGGCAATGGCAATCACAGGGCTTCTCGCAAAGGTAAAGCAAAACCTGATTCTGCAGCATACGGCGGACGATGCGCTCCTTTCGGGGTACATTGCTGCCGCCGTTTCTTATGCAGAAAGTTATCAGCACCTAAGTGCCGGCTATTACGCCGACCATACAATGCCTGCAACCACCGAGCAAGCCGTCATCATGCTTGCTTCTCATTTCTACGAAAGCCGGGATGGCAGTACGGGCGGCTTCTTTGCGGATAACACAGGGGCGGCGCAACAGGTGTGGAACACCGTCAATCTGCTGCTTCGGTTAGACAGGCGGTGGCAGGTATGAGTTTCGGAAAAATGAACGGCTTTGCCGACATTGTAAAGCTCAAACAAGTCAAGGACAGTGAGGGATTTGCCCATTCCGAGGACGAAGTCCTCGCTTCCATCCGTGTATATCGGGAGGGACGGCACGGCAGTCAGCGTTGGGCAAACCTCGCTGCCTTCAGCGAAGCCACCGACCTGTTCCGGTTTCGATGCATTCCGGGGGTGACAGTCACCACCGATTATGTTCTCGTCCTGGAAGATGGTCGCTATGACATTGTTTCCGTTGAGAATGTAAAAGGGCGCGGAATGTATATCGAGGTATTGGCAAAAAAGGAGACAGCGACGATTGGCAAAGGTTGATTTCAGACTGCCGGATGACTTCCTTGCAAAACTGTCCCACCTGGGCAAGGACACCGACAGCGTTGCAGAAAAGGTGCTTGAGGCGGGCGGAAAAGTCGCTTTAGCAAAGGTTAAGAGCAATCTGGCAGCCGCCATTGGCAATGGAACCAAGGATGTCTCTCGCTCCACAGGCGAACTGGTGCAGTCGCTTGGTCTGTCGCCTGTCAAACTGAACCGCGAGGCCAACCACGACATTAAGATCGGCTTTTCCGAACCGCGCTCGGATGGCAGCAGTAATGCAAAGATCGCCAACATTCTCGAATACGGCAAGCACGGGCAGCCTGCAAAGCCGTTTCTGAAACCTGCAAAATCTGCTGTCAAGACAGCGTGCATACGCGCCATGGAGCAGGTACTCATGGAGGAGCTTGAAAAACTGTGAGTTTACTATCGGAACTGAATACCATCGCGGAAAGCTGCGGCATCCCGGCGGAGATTGGTGCGTTCACCTCTGTCGCGCCGGATACCTACATCGTGCTGACGCCGCTTTCGGACACCTTTGCCCTTCATGCAGATAATCAACCGGGCGTCGACACACAGGAAGTGCGGTTGTCCCTGTTTTGTCGGGAGAATTACATGAAAATCAAAAATACACTCGTCCGTACACTGCTGACAGCGAATGTGACCGTCACAGATCGCCGGTATATCGGCTTTGAAGCCGACACAGGCTATCACCACTACGCCATTGATGTGGCAAAATCTTATGTTTGGGAGGAATGACCATGGCGACCATTGGTCTGGATAAACTTTATTACGCAAAAATCACCGAAGGAGACAACGGCGACGAAACCTACGGCACGCCGACACAGCTGGCAAAAGCCATGACGGCGGAACTTTCAGTGGAATTGGCTGAAGCGACACTCTACGCCGACGACGGTGCGGCAGAGGTCGTAAAGGAATTTCAGAGCGGCACTCTGACGCTGGGCATTGACGACATCGGCGTACAGGTGGCGCAAGATCTGACCGGCGCGAAAATCGACGACAACAAGGTGCTCATTTCTGCATCCGAAGACGGCGGCGAACCGGTCGCAGTCGGTTTCCGGGCGAAGAGGTCTAACGGCAAGTACCGCTATTTCTGGCTCTACAAGGTCAAGTTTGGCATCCCCGCGACAAATCTCACCACCAAGGGCGAGAGCATCGAGTTCTCCACGCCCACCATTGAAGGCACTGTGCTGCGCCGCAACAAGCTGGACGGTCAGGGCAAGCATCCTTGGAAAGCGGAAGTTTCCGAGGATTCCGCCGGCGTATCCGCGTCGGTCATCAGCGGCTGGTACACCGAAGTGTATGAGCCGACATTCACGCAGGCATAAAGAGGATTTTCTATGGACAACAGAAGCGCAAAAATCAAAATCGGCGGTCATGAGTTTGAACTCATTCTCACCACTCGCGCCACCAAAGAGATCGCAGGTCGCTACGGCGGTCTGGAAAATCTGGGGCAAAAGCTCATGCGGTCTGAAAACTTCGAGATGGCACTGGACGAACTGGTCTGGCTGATCACGCTGCTGGCAAATCAGTCCGTGCTGATTCACAACCTCCAAGCCCCGGAGGACAAGCAGGATCTTCTCACACAGGAAACGGTCGAGCTGCTCACCAGCCCCCTGGAACTGGCAGAGTACAAATCCGCTATTATGGAGGCCATGTTCAAGGGAACGAAGCGGAATGTGGAAAGCGAGAACGATTCAAAAAACGCGCAGGTCGGGTAACAGATGAGGAACTGTTCACCCGGCTTTTCTATTATGGAACGGCACAGTTGCACCTTCCCTCTGAGGAAGTTTGGCTGATGCCATTCGGCTTTCTCCTTGACCTGTGGGAATGCCACCGGCAATTTTTCGGCATGGCAAAGCCGAAGCGAGAGCGAACAATTGATGAAATTATCCCATATGGAATCTGACCCTTGTCAAATAAGTCACCTCGAACTTAGTCCGTTTTCGGCGCAACTTCTTTGTGTTTTTTTCTTGCGGGCTTGATATTTTTCCAAAATCGTGGTATACTACACATAGAAGTTTGGACGATTTCGTCCTAAGTACGAGGTGAAATCCATGATTAAACGAGATTCCTATCTGAGCCGCTTGATCCACAGTATGTGGAACGGTGAGATAAAAGTCATCACCGGGATACGCAGATGCGGCAAGTCCGTGCTGCTTTTTGATCTGTTCTATGAATACCTTCTCTCGCAGGGAGTTTCCGAAGACCGTATTCTGCAAATTGAACTGGATCAGCGCCGCTATTATAAGTTCAGAAACCCCATCACTTTGTGCGAGTATGTAGAAAGCATCGTCCGGGACAGAAAGGATGAAAAGTTCTATCTGTTCATTGATGAGGTACAGCTCACCACAAAAGTGGTGGATAAGGAAAACGGCGGCATCGAGGTTACCATCTACGATATGCTGAATGAACTTAAGGCGTATAAGAATCTTGATGTTTATGTCACCGGCAGCAATTCTAAAGGACTTTCAAAAGATATCGCTACCGAGTTTCGCGGCCGTGCTACACAGATTCATGTGTTCCCGCTGTCGTTTGCGGAGTTCTATTCTGCCGTGGGCGGTGATGAGCAAAAAGCGCTGGATACCTATATGCTTTACGGCGGTATGCCGAGACTTTTGGCACTTGAGGACGACAAGGATAAGAAAGATTATCTGACATCCCTTTACAGCGAGCTGTATGTCAAGGACATTGTGGAGCGAAACGGCATCGAGCGTGAGGATGTTCTGAATGATATTCTGGACTTTCTCGCCTCCCAGATCAGCTCACTCACTAACCCGACCAATATTGCAAATGCCATTTCGTCCGTGAAGAACGAGAAGGTTAATGCTGCGATGGTTTCAAATTATGTGCAGTATATTATCGACTCCTTCCTCATTTCGATGGCTAAGCGGTATGACGTCAAAGGAAAGACCTATTTCAAATATCCGAACAAATACTACTATACGGACATCGGGCTTCGGAATGCACGACTGAATTACCGCCAATTTGACCCCGGTCACATCATGGAGAACATCATCTACAACGAGCTTCTGCGGCGTGGATATTCCGTTGATGTCGGTGTTGTTTGTGACCGTTCGGGCGACAGCAAGGTTCAGAAAGAAATCGACTTTGTGGTGAACGATGCGGATAAGAAAATCTATATTCAGTCCGCTTTCCGCATGGATACAGACAAAAAAGAATCCTCTGAATTGTCGTCGCTGATGCTTACGAAAGATTTCTTCAAAAAAGTCATCGTTCGCATGGATGTGCCCCACAGTTTTTATGATGACAACGGCATCTTCCACTGCAGCCTGATTGACCTGCTGTTAGGACGAGTAGAATTATTCTGACGATGTAAACGCATATAAGCTACAAGGAGTGACCTTCCGGGGTCGCTCCTTTTTCATTCCATCCGGCGCACTCCCATCGAGAACTTCGGACATTTTGTACCGAGTTCGGGATGAGAGGGTGCTTTTTTTCATGCCATCCACAAGGAGGTGACGGCACATGGCAGACAGTTTTGGCTTAAAGATTGGACTTGAGGGTGAAAAGGAGTTCAAAAAGGCCATTGCGGACATCAACCAGTCCTTCAAGGTCCTCGGCTCGGAAATGAAGCTGGTCTCCTCCGAGTTTGGTAAAAACGACACCTCCATGCAGGCCGTCGCCGCCCGTTCGGAGGTTCTGAACAAGCAGATCGATGCGCAGAAGCAGAAGATCGAGGTGCTGCGGCAGGCACTCAAAAATGCGTCGGAGTCCTTTGAGGAAAACGACCGCCGCACCCAAAGCTGGCAGATTCAGCTGAACAATGCGGAAGCGGCACTGAACGACATGGAGCGCGAATTGAAAGCCAACAACGACGCGCTCTCCGAAGCCAGCGACGGTTATACGGATGCGGAGAAGTCCGTGTCCAAGATGGCGGATGAGATGGATGACGCTGCGAAAAATGCCGGGGACATGGGCGGCAAAATCGATGATGCCGGAGAAAAAGCGGAGAAATCCAGCGACAAGTTTGAAAAGCTGGGCAGCGTTCTCAAGGGCATCGGCACAGCGATGGGCGCTGTCGCTGCCGCTGCCGGAGCCGCCGCTGTCAAGCTGGGCAAGGAAGTCATTTCTGCCTATGCCGACTATGAGCAGCTGGTGGGCGGCGTGGACACGCTGTTCAAAGATAATTCCAAGGAGCTGCAAAGCTATGCTGCAAATGCCTATAAAACAGCGGGTTTGTCTGCAAACGAATACATGGAGACGGTCACCTCGTTCTCCGCAAGCCTGATCCAGTCCCTCGGCGGCGATACCGAAAAGGCGGTCAAGTACGCCGACATGGCAATCACGGATATGTCCGACAATGCCAACAAAATGGGCACGGATATGTCCATGATCCAGTCGGCGTATCAGGGCTTTGCCAAGCAGAACTACACGATGCTGGACAACCTGAAGCTTGGCTACGGCGGCACGAAATCCGAAATGGAGCGGCTGCTGGCTGATGCGGAGGCGATCTCCGGCATCCACTATAACCTCGAATCCTATGCCGATGTGGTAGACGCCATCCATGTCATTCAGACGAGCATGGACATCACCGGCACGACCGCAAAGGAAGCGGAACACACCATTTCCGGCTCCATCAACGCTTTGCAGGCAGCGGGAAAGAACCTGCTCGTTGGCTTCGGCAACGCAGACGCTGACATGGAGCAGCTGTGCGGGAATATGGCAGAGGCACTGAAAAATGTCATCGCCAACATTACACCGGTCATTGAGAATATCGTAAAGGCGCTGCCCACGGCGACAAAGGCGTTATTGGAAGCCATTGCAGAACTGCTTCCCACGCTGCTGGATACTGCGACGCAGCTTTTTTCACAGCTTCTGACCACCATTCTGGAGCTGCTGCCCCAGCTGATCCCGGCTGCAGTGCAGGCGGTGATGACCATCACGCAGGCGATCATCGACAATCTCCCTCTGCTCATTGACGCAGCAACCCAGATGATCGTGTCGCTGGTGCAGGGGCTTGCGGACGCGCTGCCCCAGCTGATTCCTGCTGCTATAGAAGCCGTCACGACCATCGTGCAGGGACTCATCGATAACCTTCCGCTCCTGCTGGACGCGGCGCAGCAGCTCATCCTCGGCCTGGCGCAGGGGCTTCTGGATGCCCTGCCGCAGCTGATTGAATCGCTTCCTGTCATCATCGCAGGTATTGCGGATTTTCTCATATCCGGAATTCCGCAAATCATAGAGACGGGCATTCAACTTCTGACCGCTTTGGTGGAAGCTCTGCCGGACATTATCGCGGCAATTGTAAAAGTCCTGCCGCAGATCATTGACGGCATTGTCAAAGCACTGCTGGAAGGTCTGCCGCTGATTGTGCAGGCGGGCATTGACCTGTTGGTATCGCTGGTGCAGAATCTTCCGGAGATCATCCAGACCATCATAGCGGCGCTGCCGCAGATTATCACTGCCATTGCTGACACGCTGACAGCATCCATCCCGCAACTGGTGGAAACGGGCGTGACATTGTTCATTTCCCTTATTGAAAATCTCCCCGCCATTATTCTGGAAATTGTCAAAGCGGTTCCGCAGATCATTGCGGGTATTGTCACTGCTTTTACAGAATCAATCCCGAAAATCGTGGAAGTCGGCGCAAACCTTGTGCGCGGGCTGTGGCAAGGTATCCAGTCGCTTGCTTCGTGGCTCTGGGACAAGGTCAGCGGATGGGTCTCCTCCATCTGGGACGGCATCTGCGATTTCTTTGGAATTGCATCCCCGTCCAAGGAGATGGGGTGGGTCGGCGAAATGCTGGTGGAGGGCCTTGCCGGGTCTCTCGACAAAAACGGTAAAACGGCCGTGCGTTCGGCTGAGAATCTGGCGGACGACATTTCCGCTGTCATGCAGGACATGACGACAAATATGCAGGCTGCTATTCCGTCGCATATCAACATGGATACGACGCTTTCCGGAATTTCGGATATCAGGCGGGCATCCGGCGGGCAGGCATTCAATATTACCATTCCGCTCACTATCGACGGTACAATGCTTGCGCGGATTCTGGCGGAAATTCAATGGACACAGAATGCCGTCTATGTGCGCAATCTCGGAACCATATAAGGAGGAACCGACATGATTGAAATCTATAGTAGCGCAGGGACGCGCCAATGCAGCTTCCCGCGCGTACTCTCCGCATCCCTCTGCGACAAGCTGTCCGGGGAGCGGACACTTTCATTTTCCGTTCTTGCTTCGCGGTCGCAACCGCTGTCTGTCGGCATGGCCGCGAAGCTGGACGGTCAGTTTTACAGCATCGTCCGCGTATCCAAGAAAATCACCGGCGGCTTCCCTGTTACAACGGCTCAGTGCGAACATATCACCTATCTGCTGAACGAGGAACAGTACAACCTCGTAACCTTTGTTTTCGAAGGTACTCCGGCAGACGGCATGGCGAAACTGCTGTCCGGCACCCCCTTTACAGTCGGCATAATCGAAGCAACCGGACGCGTTGAGTGTGCCTTCACCGACCAAAGCCCTCTCAGCCGCCGCAGCGCGCTCATACAGTTCGTTGACGCCTGCGGCTGCGAAGTCGAAGTACGACGGGTATAAGATCAATCTGCGCAAGCACCGTGGCAGTGTGAACAGAAAGCAGTTGATGGATGGCGAGAATGTAACAAATCTGGCTGTGACCATTGACAGCCGGGAGAATACGCAGTCCTATGAAATCTCGCTTTTCAAAATGGCAGATTTGCAGGCGGGCGACGAGGTGAACATCTCCTATTCACCGATGGGTGTGGATGTAGATACGCGGATCATCAGCATCAAGTACGACCCGTTTTATCGTTACACCGTGCGTGTGGAGGTCGGCGACTATGTGCCGAACCTTCTTGCATCCACCGCTACGCAGATCGACCGGGTGCGCCAGGAATTCAAGGCTGCAGACGGCAAGCTGCTTTCAAGCATTCAGACCATGGACGGCAATCTCTCCACGCTCTCGCAGACCGTGCGTGGATTCGACACACGAATTGAAGATACAGAAGGCGCCGTTTCCACCCTGACACAAACCGTAAACAACTTCAAAACCCGCATAGAAACGGCAGAGGGCAACATTACTGCAGTCACGCAAACAGCAAACAAAATCAACTGGCTGGTGAAGTCCGGCACATCTGCTTCCGATTTTACCATGACAGACCGTGCCGTCAAGTTGGTGGCAGACACCATCGATCTTTCCGGCTATGTGACCATCTCCGCCCTTGGCACGGCAGGCAAGACCGCCATCAACGGCGCGAATATCACGACCGGTACCATCCAAGCCGACCGCATCGACACCTCTACGCTGAAGGTCAAGACCATCTACTCTCAGTCCGGCAAGGTCAGCTTGAAGGAATATACCAGCACCACCATGTACATCGGCGGCGACGGAACATGGAACTACGATTACACCTATATTTTTGCCGGAACACAGATCAAACTTGCTTCGTGGGACGGCGTTGGAACACACGCACTGGTCATTGACACCAAAAATCACTGCGTTCGGCCGGCCACCATTGTAGACTGGGATCTCGGAAACATCTCCTATACCTTCGGAAATGTCTGGTGCGAGAAAATCACGATTCGAAACGGCAGCAATGACGGCTACATCGGCTTCGACAACGGTATCTTTGAAATTGTGGCAAACGGCACTGCAATCAACCGTCTCGGCTCGGCTACTTACTATTGGAATACCGGATACATCAGCAGGCTTTATTTGAACGGTTCTTGTTGTCTGGACGCCTATGGAAGTTCGCTCCGGGTCAACGGTACCGTAATCGACGAATCTGACCCCAACATGGCCGGCAAAGAAGTCAAAATGGGCGGCAGCACAAGCTATTACATCACAGCAAACACCTCCCGTGAACTGAAGCCGTCCACAAGCAGCACATTATATCCCTTTTACCTCGGTACGACAAGCCTTTACTGGCACTACGCCTACCTCGGTTCTGTACAGGTAAAGATCGGCTCAAGTGCAAGCTCAAAAATCGGCTTCTTTGCCGGAACACCCATCGCCCGGCAGACGCTCAGCTCTACTACGCAGAACATGGGGTATTCCACGGCGACGGCTTCCAACTATCTGAAAATTCTGAACAACCTGGTCGGCATCCTTGTGAAATACGGGCTGATCGGCACTTAAGGAGGAACACACATGAAAGTACAACTGAAAGACATCGTTCTGGCGGTTCCGGCACTGTCCAAACTATCTGCCGGGGATCTGCAGCTTCATCTTGCCTACAAACTCAAGCAGATGATTACCGCTTTGCAGAAGGAAGCGGATTTCTTCGCCGAACAGCGACAGAAGATTTTCGAGAAATACGGTACGCCGGAGGAAGATGGCGGTTTCAATTTCTCCGCAGAGAACGAACCGAAAGCTGCCGCCGAACTGGACGAGCTGTTAGAAATGGAGGTCATGCCGGATGTGGGAACGATCAACATTCCCATCACGGAAAACCTGCTGATATCCGCAAACGACATCGGGCTGCTGATGCCGTTTGTTCATTTTACGGAAAAATAAAGGAGGAAACGAATATGAAACAAATTTGGAACGGCATTCAGATTGCCTTCACTGCCCTTGGCGGCTTTCTCGGGTGGTTTCTCGGCGGTGTGGACGGATTTCTGTATGCCCTGATCGCCTTTGTGGTGATCGATTACATTACCGGCGTTTTGTGCGCCATCTCGGACAAAACCCTTTCCAGCGAAGTTGGCTTCAAAGGCGTCTGCCGCAAAGTGCTGATTTTCGCGCTTGTCGGCATTGGAAACATTGTGGATATCTATGTGCTTGAAGGGACAGGAGTTCTGCGAACGACAGTTATTTTCTTCTACCTGTCGAATGAAGGCGTAAGCCTGCTCGAAAATGCCGCGCACCTTGGACTGCCGATTCCCGAAAAACTGAAAGAGGTGCTGGAGCAGCTTCACGAACGTGCAACCAATGAAAAGGACGGTGAACGATAATGACTTACACGAACAGCCCGATGGTGTCCTACACCAAACTCAGCCCAAACCACTCAGGGCAGCGCACGCACAGCATTGACCGAATCACGCCTCACTGTGTGGTGGGTCAGTGCAGCGTGGAGAGGCTTGGGAAGGTGTTTCTGCCAAAGTCCCGTCAGGCGAGCAGCAACTACGGCATCGGCGTGGACGGCAGAGTCGGCATGTATGTAGAGGAAAAGAACCGCTCCTGGTGCTCATCCTCCGCTGCCAACGACCAGAGAGCTGTCACCATTGAGTGTGCCAGTGACAACACCGAGCCGTATGTGTTTGAGGATGCGGTATATCAGACGCTCATCAAACTCTGCGTGGATATCTGCAAGCGCAACGGCAAAACCAAGCTGCTTTGGCTCGCCGATAAAACCAAAACACTGAACTACACACCAAAGTCCGACGAGATGGTGCTGACCGTCCACAGATGGTTTGCGAATAAATCCTGCCCCGGCAACTGGATGTACGCCCGCATGGGTGATCTGGCAGAAAAGGTCACGGCACAGTTGCGAGAGCCTGAAATTCCGGTAAAGGACAATGTCGCTTCCTCATGGTCCAAGGCTGCAGTGGATTGGGCAGTTTCGAACAAACTTATGACAGGTGATGAAAACGGCAATCTGATGTTAAGCGCCCCTGTAACGCGTGAACACTTCTGCGTAATGCTCAAACGATACCACGATTTGATGAATACATAAGACAAAACTCTTTATAAGCCCTCCACAGATTAGTTTCTGTGGAGGGCTTATTTTTTTTGCCATCCACCGTCCCGCTTTCTCTTTGCCGTGGCCTACCCATGAGGAACAGTTTTTTTCTTCAGAAATGAGGTGTATTTATGACGAATGATGAACGCTGTCATATCGTTGCGTTGCAGCAAAAAGGTTATGGGTACAAGAAAATTGCAACGATAACAGGCTTGCCGCGAAATACAGTAAAATCCTACTGTTTCAGGCATCCGGCGCAAAAGAACAATTCTGCCGAGTCGAGTGGTTTGTGTCGAAACTGTGAAAAGCCCCTAGAGCAAATACCTCACAAGCGACAAAAGAAGTTCTGCTCTGATACCTGCCGAATGGCATGGTGGAATGCGCATCCCGAAAATGTGCAGCGAAAAGCATATTACAGCTGCACTTGCCGGCATTGTGGGAAACAGTTTGAATGCTACGGCAACGCTCATCGTCGGTTCTGCTCACGCGACTGCTATTCGCAATATCGCAGAAAGGGCACAAACAATGCGTGATTACGACAGACGACTGATAGCCTATCAGACGGCAATGGCACTTGCCCGGAGTATGCGTTCCAAGGGGCTGATTTCTGCTAAAGAGTACGCAAAAATCGATACAATTATCGCCGAGAAATACAGCATATCTTCGTGCAGTATATTTCGCTGAAACCACTGGATATATCCTGCTTTCAGAGGTAATATGTCACACACCGATAGGAGGTGAACCGCACGGAAAGAATTGTAGAAAGGGTCAATACCCTGATCCCTGCTCAGCCGCAGGCACTGCGCGTTTGTGCCTATGCCCGCGTTTCCGCGGGAAAGGATGCCATGCTGCATTCACTGTCCGCTCAGGTAAGCTACTACAGTAAAATGATTCAGGAAAGCAGCGGCTGGCTGTACTGCGGTGTCTACAGTGACGAAGCAGTGACCGGCACCAAAAGAGAACGCGTCGGGTTTCAGCGCATGATTGAAGAGTGCCGCCAAGGAAACATTGATCTTGTTATCACGAAGAGTATATCCCGTTTCGCCAGAAATACAGTGACGCTTCTTCAAACCGTCAGAGAGCTGAAAAGCCTGGGCGTGGATGTGTTTTTTGAGGAACAGCGCATCCACACGCAGAGTTCTGATGGAGAGCTGATGATGACCATTTTGGCATCTTACGCACAGGAAGAAAGTCTGTCAGCCAGTGAGAACCAGAAGTGGCGTATCCGAAAAGCCTTCGAAAACGGTGAACTTATCAATCTCAGGTTCCTATTCGGCTATGACATTACACCGGACGGTATCAACGTGAACGAAAAAGACGCAGCAATCGTTCGAGAGATATACACACGGTTCAACAGCGGCGAGAGTATGTGCTCTATTTGCCGTGACCTTAATGTCAGGGGACATAAAGGCGCCCTGGGAGGCACTTGGTGTGCGACGCGGATACGGGATACCTTATCCAATGAGAAGTATCTTGGTAATGCGCTCCTGCAAAAGCAGTACCGCAACAACCACATTGAAAAGAAACTACTGCCAAACAGAGGTGAGCTTCCGATGTACTTTGCCGAAGGAACACATGAGCCAATCATCGACCAGGCGACATTCGACAAGGCACAAGAGCGACTCAACATGCTGGCGCAGCGAACCGCCAACCGCCAAAAGCCTACGCATTCCGTCTTTTCGGGACTGATTCGCTGTGGGCTGTGCGGCAACACTTATAGACGTGTAACTTATCGAAAAAAGCACTACTGGGATTGCACCATGTTTCATGAGAAAGGGAAATCCGCATGCACCGCAAAGCGGATACCCGAAGAAACACTCGAAGTCCTCACTTGTGAGGCGTTGGGAACGACATGCCTTGCCCCAGATACGGTCAGAAGCAAAATAACGGCTATCAGAATAGAGAAAAACAATGTGGTCGTGTTCTGCACAGACGATAGCTCTGAAATCGTTAAACGATGGAAAGACCGCTCGCGAGCAGAAAGCTGGACGCCCGAAATGAAGGAAAAAGCACGGCAGCGGGCCCTGCAGGCAAGGAGATGCAAGGAATGAACAGAAAGGCAGCACGATCAGTCACAGTCATTCCGCCGACCATCAATCCGCTGACACACCTTTCCCAAGCTGCGATACTAAAGCGACGGGTCGCAGGATACGCAAGAGTATCCACGGACAGCGATGAGCAGTACACCAGCTATGAAGCGCAGGTGGATTACTACACGCAATACATCAAACGAAATCCCGAATGGGAGTTTGTAAAGGTTTATACCGATGAGGGGATTTCCGGCACAAACACCAAGCACCGCATCGGCTTCAACGAGATGATTGCCGATGCCATGTCCGGCAAAGTTGACCTCATCGTCACGAAGTCGGTCAGCCGCTTCGCCCGAAACACGGTCGACAGCCTGGTCACTATCCGTAAGCTGAAAGAAAAAGGCGTAGAAGTCTACTTTGAAAAAGAGAACATCTACACCTTTGACGGAAAGGGCGAACTGCTGCTGACCATCATGTCAAGTCTCGCACAGGAAGAAAGCCGTTCCATATCCGAGAATGTCACCTGGGGGCATCGAAAACGATTTGCGGACGGCAAAGTCAACCTGCCGTACAAACAGTTTCTCGGTTACCGCAAAGGAGCAGACGGTTTCCCTGAAGTTGTGCCGGAGGAAGCAGCCATCGTCCGCAAAATTTACACACGATTCATGGAAGGAATGACTCCGTGCGGGATAGCTAATGAGCTAATGGCAAACGGTATTCCCTCCCCCGCCGGAAAACAACGCTGGCAGACCAGTACAGTAGAAAGCATTCTGCAAAACGAGAAGTACAAGGGTGCGGCGCTCCTGCAGAAATGCTTCACGGTCGATTTCCTCACAAAAAAGAAAAAGCTGAATGAGGGCGAGGTGCCGCAGTATTATGTGGAACACAGCCATGAGCCAATCATCACGCCGGAAGAATTTAACAAGGTCCAGGCGGAGATCGCACGACGAAAGCGAATCAGCCGTCATTACAGCGGAAAGAGTATTTTCTCCTCCCGAATCATTTGCGGTGACTGCGGTTCTTTCTATGGTCCGAAGGTGTGGAACTCCACCGATAAATATCGCCGAGCCGTCTGGCAATGCAACGAAAAATTTCACGGCGAAAAGAAATGCGCAACGCCGCATCTGGACGAGGAAACCATCAAAGAGCGGTTCATCACCGCACTTAACGCCGTCCTCGACGACAAAGACGATATCCTTGAGGACTGCCGACTGATGCAGACCGCGTTGACGGATTGCACGGGCATTGACACAGAAATTGAAAGCCTGCTTGAGGAAATCGATGTGGTGGCCGAGCTGACAAAACGCTGCATTGCGGAGAACTCACAAACAGCACAAAACCAGGAAGAATACGCCGCCCGGTACAACGGTTTCGTGGAGCGATATGAAAAAGCCAAGGCACAGCTTGAGCAGCTCCGCACCGCGAAGGCGGCACGGGAAGCCCAAGCAGAATCCATCGGAGCCTTTATGTTTGAAGTGCGGGAACTGGACAACATAACCGAGTTCGACAAAAAACTCTGGCTGACCGTCATCGACACAGTAATCGTCCACGCCGATGGACAGATGACCTTCAAGTTTCAAGGTGGCACAGAAATTGACGCATAAGTCCAAATGAGCACAAACCTGCAGGTTTATCGCCTGCGGGTTTTCTACGTTTACGGGGGCAGCAAAGATACTTGTGACTTTTGAATCCCTAGGTTTGAACACCTATGAAGTTTTTGCTGTTTTTTGTTCTTATACAGTTTTTAAGTGCAGATATAACACATCGAAATCAGAGAGAAATTTGAAAGTAATAAACAAGTATGATATAATATACTTTGCCAGGAATCAGGTCCGACTAAACTTATTAGTGAATTGTAAAAAAGGCTTGGCAAATTTTACTGTTGAAAAATGTGAAAATACTGATCTCTAAATGTTTTAATATTTTAATATACGGAAAAGGAACGGAGCGCATAGTTATGAAAGAAACAAAAAAAGAGCCAGGGTGTTCGAACTGGAAAAAGGAAGACCATATAATATGCGCAGATCTTACTCAACTCGGAGAAGATATAGATAAACTTCAGCAGTCAAATTATAACGGAGTACCCCTATCGGAAATCTGCTCCGATATTAAAGCTTTGGAAGCAAAATTTCTGGATAAATCTGAATGGATAGATGATTCAAATAATCAAATTGTATTTTTCTATACAAAAGCAAATTATATGGCTGTATTAATTGAAATATTGCAACATTATGGCAAGAGTATACTTTCCTGCGAACCATATGCACAATTCTCCTCTGCAAGAGAATTGATATATGAATATTCGCTTCAGCGGATATCCCTCTATAGAAAAGCATTGTCCGTCTATGATCACCAAAGCGAACCCAAAATTTCTCAGATGTGGATGAATCAAGTTCGGGTGAACCTGGCTAACCTGTACACCGAAATTGGAAGAACGGTTGAAGCATTAGAGATACTTGAACCAATTAAAAATTCCTTCGGGATGGCGCGAATAAATTACGCTTCAAAGTTGCACCAGATGTCCTCACATACACTAGATAAATCTGAACAGAAAGAGTTCCTTTTACATGCCCTGTACTATTATGAGAGTACCATAGAAAACTATCCAGAAAGGAAAAAATATGATCCTATTCCTGATGATGTTTTTCAGGGCTTACATAGCGCATACACCATCATCAAACAAGAATTAGATTCCAGCTATGCTGATGTAAATATTTATTCTGATATTCCAGATGACTGGGCGAATGATATCGCAAATGATTTGAATATTGGAAATAGCGGATATAAGAAATGGTGTAGAGATAAACGGTTAGTGTTGTCTTTTCGCAATTTGTTCCAGAACTGTTCGACAAGCGACGATATTCATCTTCCCAATATGGGAATTTCCTATTTTGCAAAAGACAAGACACTATCCTACTATTCTTGGTATAACACACTTAAGCAGGAGTACAATCAAGCAAGATATAATCTGTATTGCGTGGAAAACTTTGATGAATTGGATGTACATGAATCACAGGAATATATACTGTTAATCAACACACTGGACTATCCTGCGATCGGTTACCGGACAGAACTATTAAAATCTGCGATGCGGGAGGCATACGGAGTTTTAGACAAAATAGGTTTACTATGTAACGATTTTGTTCGTGGTAAAAACATGCCAGTAAGAAAGATTAGTTTTATTAATTGGTTTCAAGGCATCGAAAAAGAAATACGAATTTATGATAGCTTTACACCACTTTATTGGGTTGCAAGGGACATTTCTAAGGATGGTGCTTTTGCAAATCTTAGAAAGATGCGAAATGTGATTGAACACCGCTACCTACGGGTTGTGGACCATTCAAAGATTTCCTTAGAAGAAGCGTTGTCAGATGATGATAAGATGGAATACACGGTAAGTTTTTCGGATTTGCGAAAACAGACATATAGTATTTTGCGACTCATCCGTGCATTACTATTTTACGTTGTCATAGCATTTAACTCTTGTTATTTGGAAGCAATGGAAACAAGCAAGAGAGAAAACAAAATCTTTATTCCGTTATCACTGGATTTTTATGATGACGAATGGAAGAATTGATCTTGGAATTGGTTTATATAAGGAGTGGAAACTAATGAAGTATTTACTAACTGGCAATGGAGTAAATATCCAATTCGATAAGAACAATTATACAACACAACAAATTGTTCTACGGATTCTCCAAAATTGCGATCGAGACGATTTCCCCAGACATATTATTGTTGATAATCCGTGTATTCTTAAAAATTATTTAGGAAAGCTATACCTAGAGGCAAGAGAACTAATAGCAGGCAACTATGATAAATATGTTACCTGTAGTGCCGAACGCGATTCTTTGCAAGCTTTTAAAGAGCAGTATAACAGCAAAATTCAAACACTTCGAATTACGGATATAGGTTTTGAGGACTATTACTTAATCCATGATCTTGTTTGCCACAAACATAAAATGGGCAACCCAGAGCGGTTTTATTCTAAGGAAGCAATGCGAGTCGCATATTTAATGGCAGTTTACAACGATGGTAAGTTGAATGCTTTACACGACTTATACCCCAATAAATTTTGTACATATTTAAGCGAATTCGACACAATTTTTACAACGAATTATGATTCTAATATTGATGAAGTTGTATCTTCAGAGGTAATACATATTCATGGGCAGTTTGATAAGCTGTCTGCGGTTTATGATGCAGACTCATTTCGAAATAAACTCCCGGATTGCCCGATAAAAGAAACCCCTGTAGATAAGAATTATTGGTATTTATATTCTAACGCATTAACTACGCATTGCGGAAAATACAAGGAATTCCAGATAAAGAAAGCGCCTTTGGCTAATGAAGCAATTGAAAAGATGGCTGCAGCCTATACAACCGATATCAATATACGAACACAGGTTGATAGTTGGACCCACGAGAAGAACATTGTACTTGCAAATATGGGGTATGCAATCCAGCTAAAGTCCGTGCATCCTGAATGGAAGTTTTCTGAAGATTATCATTTTGATAAATTGCGTTCTGTGACGGGAGAACTTCAGATATTAGGGCTTTCGCCGTGGAATGATTTTCATATCTTTGAAACCATTGATGCGACATTGTTGTCGTCATGTGTCTATTATTTCTACTCCGAAGAACAATGTAAAAGAGTGAAACAATTGCTACCGAAACTTTGCAGTGCGGGAAAAATCAGTTTTCTCCCAGTGAATGATTTTTGGAGGCAGATGTATGAAGAATAAAGTAGTTTTCATTAGCAAAGAACAGAAAACTAAATGGATGTCCATAGCGAATTCTTTTGCGAATAGTCTATGTCCAAGCGATGTTGCCTTGCGGCAATTTAATCAGCTTAGTTCAAAAGACAGATGTGAAATTAAGCGATGTTTTGAAAAATGTAATAGAACCAGAGCAACAAAAATTCCCAAAAATGAAAAAGATGCTTGGCTTTCGAGCGTGATGGTAGACGCGCACATTATTGCAACATTATTTGAGGTTGATCCATTGACAGTTACTATGTGCCTGTGTGCACCATGTAAGCCAAGTGAGCGCATAATTGTTAGATAATATCTGCAATCTTTTTAGGTTTTTATACAAGGGCATAATCATAAAACACAACAAAACCGAGCCAACCTACACTAAAACGTCGCTATTTCTTTGTGAAAAGCG